ACGAACTGGTTGTGGTTCCGGCTCCTGCGCTCTCTCAGTCAGGCGTGGGAAATGTCTGCGTGTATCTCCTTCACAACGGTGAGCCACACGCCCACTCTGACGTAACTTGCTTGCTGACTGCAGAACGCGCTGCCGTGAGTAACCTGCAAAAGCATCCGCAATGTCTCCGGAAGTACACCCCGGATGGGCTTCAATGAATTTCTGAACTTCATTCAAAAGACTCATGATTACCCCCTGAATCCTGCCGGGATCTGGCTGTAGTCCACGTTGTCGTAACTGGCTTTGAAGTACGGGTCCTCGCGTCTGGCTGCAGATACCGCAGGAACTTCCCAGGATTCTTCGAAATGACGATCCGGACCAAAGAACGTGACAGCCTGTTTCACAAATTGTGTGCCGCTGTTACCCATCGCAGATACCCAGCCCGCGTAGCGTTTCACACCTTCCAGCATGGTTTCGGGTTTTACCCCCTCATTCAAACGGGCTTTCCAGGCTTTGAAGGCTGCAGATTTTGAATTGCCACCAGCACGTTTGGGGTATGCCAGCCATGCCTGCTCAAACTCCGGAGAGTATTCCGGTCGGTTTGAACGAACTCGCACGGACTCATCAACTGATGCACCAACAGCTATTGGTTCATTGACTGGTTCTTTGACTGGTTCAAAAGAGTGACTGGTTCTGGGTGAATCTCCTGCACTACCCCCTGGTGCAACTCCTGCACTACCTGGTGAATTTGCTGCACCAGATAGTGAATTATTTGCACTACCCCCTAGTGAATCTCCTGCACCATCCAGATGAAGGAGATAGATATTACTTGAGTTACCTTTTTCACCTTTCCGGGTGACTTTTTTTACCAGCCCGGACTCACAAAGGGCCGCAATATGATTCATCACAGAACGTTTGCTAATCTCGCACTGGTCAGCAATATGCTGGTAGCTGGGCCAGCACTCCCCCTGATCGCTGGCATTATCAGCCAGCTTGATCAGAACCAGTTTTCGCAATGGATTTCCCACTCGAATTTTCATCGCTTTAACCATCAGCTCCATACTCATGCTGCACCTCCGAGATGCTTCATGTTTTTTCCGGAGCGAAAGGCTATAAGCGGCATACTGACGCGATAATTACGGCCCAGCGGTTCACAAATCACCTTCTGACATTCACGGTCAACCAGGCTGACACGTAGAACATGCCCTGCAGGCGTGGTGTACCACTGACCGGGGCGAGGACAACGGAAAGTCTGATTGGTAAACCGTTTGAAAATATTCCGGATCATTTGCGCCCCCATACCTCTGAAGGGTTCAGCGACAAATTTATGAGGCAGGCCAGTGCCGAAGCATCATTAATATAGTCATACAAGCTAACAGCCAGCGGAGATTCGGCTTTTGCCAACATAGGATAAAGCTGCTGCAGCCAGACCTGATGAATTGATGAAATGTAGGAACAGAGAACGCTGGCGTTATGTGCAACGTCGCTCGGTACAGAGGGCTTTGAAAGCTGTTTCTCCATCTGGTTAAAGGCATTGATGTATGCCTCCTTGAACTGGGCAGCACGTTTACCCGTGAAACCCATAGCAAGAAACGCAAAACCGTCGCGTGTGATTTGGTAGCAAGGAAGTTTGCGACCTGTGCAATCAGTGTAATCACTCACCGAAAAATTGCGGGCAGTGAATGATGCTGAGCATTCAAGCGTGCGGATCTTTTTCAGTACATCGTCATGACGTTTGGAGAAGAAGTTGGCAACAGCCAAGGATGAAGTAACAGCCTGACCATCAACGATGGCAATTTCAGGTTGAGTGAGGGTTGGGATCGTAGCCATGATGGCAGCCTCTTTGGTGATTTTTAATAACTCACCACCAAGGCTTTCCACGACCTTATTGGTGGTGAGACGTACAGGGGTGGAAATACCGGTCACCAAAGAACCCGGCCCAACCGAAGTTGGCCCTGCACGCCCCACCATAATTTGGGCGTAATGCTGCTCATGACACAAAAAAACCGCAAGAGCGCGGTTGTGCGCTTTGGTGAATTCCGGGTTTCCACGCCCGGCACCCGTTTTATAAGGTGCCTGAACAGTGTAACGTCCCGGAATGGCAGAATCAATGTGCTGGTGGTCCTTCACACTCAACAAAATCACGCCTGAATTTCCACAAAGGACTAAAGCACTCATGCGGGTAGTCTTTGCGAAGATAGATAACGCGCTGTGTTTCTGGCTCCCAACGAATAACATGAACATAAAGTCCTCTTCCGTCACGAAACCAGCGGTTAAGTTCCTGCACAACTCGCCCCCCACAGTCAGGTAAAGTTCTCTGTGGTTACTTACAGCCAGGTGATTTGGTAATCTGCATTCATGCCATAACAACCGGTGTTCAGCGACGCTGACCACCGGTTGTTGCGACAAACGGTTATTTGCCGTTAAACTGTTCATGCGTTAGTTTCTCCACAGACACAAAACGCCACGACGCCCGGAGCTGCACACTCGCGGGCGTCACTCTTTTCTGGAGCGCAAAAGATTTTGTAGACCAGTGCTGCATGCTCCTGGAGCTTCGAAATTGACAGATACAACTCATCATTAATTGCTGTCTGCTCGTGTGGCTCCACGACCCCATCTTCGATTGCCGAACGAATCTGCTTTGAGTAACTCCCGATCTGTTCGATGACTTCCAGCAGGCGCTGGTTTATATCGGCGTTCTCTACTTCCTCAATTTCAGGAAGCGATACGAACACCCCACCAGCAGACTGTGCGACAGCATCCGCAATGTAGTGAGTGCCAGCCGCGCGCTGTAAAACCATTGCCCATCCCAACGGAAAAAACTGATCACCATCGGCACGAAGGCGATTAAATAATGCGTTCTCTGTTACATCCAGCCAATCAGCAGCTTCAGCGTAACCACCTGGCAATGCCGCGATAGTTTTTCTGACAGCTTTCACGTACCAGTCAGGTTGTTTTTCCACTTTCCAGTGATGCTTACCCACGGCTTACCTCCTGTTCCTGTGGTTTAAACCCATTCTGGTTTTGGCTAGATTGAAAACGTGCCGGATAAAGAATCTGCATTTCGCTGATTTCACCCTTAAAAAAATTGGCCAGACGTTCTGCAAGGTCGATAGATGGAATTTGTTCCAGTCTTTCAATACGACTCAGCGTCGCTGGATTGACCTGAACGCCCGCAGCAACATGCTGCAAAGTAAATCCGTGCGCTTTACGCACATTCCGTAATGGTGATTGCATATAACCTCCACATATTGCGTGATAAGCATATTATTTCACGCAAATATTTTGCGCAAGTTGATTTGCTTAACGCGCAATAAAGAAATGTAATAAACGCATGAACATAGGAAATCGAGTCAGACAACTTCGCCAGGCGAAGAACATGAAAATCGCCGATCTCGCTGAAGCAATAGGAGTGGATGCGGCGAATATCTCACGCCTGGAAACAGGTAAGCAGAAACAATTCACTGAACAAGCCCTGAGTAATATTGCCAGGAGCTTAGGTGTTGATATTGCTGATCTCTTTACCTCAGACTTCAAAAGTAATACTGTATGTAAAAACAGTATTAGTGAGGATGTTGCGCAGGTGAAGGATGTATTCCGTATTGAAATGCTGGATGTCAGTGCCAGTGCGGGAAATGGCCTTATCCAGGGCGGTGATGTCATTGATGTGATTCATGCCATCGAATACAGAACTGATAATGCTGTATCAATGTTCGGCGGACGACCAGCCAATCACATCAAAGTTATCAACGTTCGTGGGGACAGTATGTGTCCAACCATTGAGCCAGGAGATCTCATCTTCGTTGATGTCAGTATCAATCAGTTTGATGGAGATGGTATCTATGTATTTGGTTTTGATGATAAAATTTATGTCAAACGACTGCAAATGATACCTGATAAACTGCTGGTAATTTCTGATAATCAGATTTACCGCGAATGGGGAATTACCAGCGAAAACGAACATCGGTTTATGGTCTTTGGAAAGGTCTTAATCAGTCAGTCACAAACCCTTAAGCGACACAATTAACCCCTACCTCAACATCAATTAGCCACCAGAAGGTGGCTTTTCATTACCCACCAAATTGCATATCTCGCAATAAAAACACTTGCATAATGCGCAACTTCATTTTATCTTTCTTTCCAGACATACAAACAAGGTACTAACAAAATTTGGTTGTAACACGGCGTATGGCACATGCGTCGTTAGCGGTCTGGTGACGTTAAAGGGGACAATCCACTCCTTGCTCGAGCAAACAAACCAGGTAGCCGGAATGTGCAAGTCAATGATGACGCTGATAAGACGCCTAACCAGCGTGGCGATTCGGTTTGACGCCTGGGAAGAGACCAGGGTGCAACGATGAGGGCATTTATGGAACCGCGACAAAGTGTGGTGCCGTAACTGGCTAAGTGCTCTCAGCGTTGTGGTGAATGCGCAGGCTGATGCGCGAAAGACATTGCAGCTATTGCGGAAAAGAGCTGTTCGGCGGGGCAATTAAACGCCCGTGAGAGTCTGAAATAACCGCAAGCCGGAGATCAGCACCGGTCACCACAGCAGCCACTGCTTTGGCGGTACCAGTTTGTACACTTGCTTACGGCTGGTACCGCTCTTTTTACAAAACAGAGAAGAGCATCACCGGACGACGGGCTCATAACCCAATCCATCCGGGCGGCTGCCACCGCAGGTGTTCTTCTCTGTTTTGTGGAGAAACCAACCGACCTTGCAGGGTCGATATGATGAGGAGTAGCAAAATGGCTAGCGAACGCAGTACTGATGTGCAGGCATTTATCGGGGAGCTGGACGGCGGCGTATTTGAAACCAAAATCGGCGCAGTTCTCAGTGAAGTCGCTTCCGGTGTGATGAACACGAAAACCAAAGGTAAGGTCTCGCTCAACCTGGAAATCGAACCGTTTGATGAGAACCGTGTGAAAATCAAACACAAACTCTCATATGTTCGCCCGACTAACCGCGGGAAAATTTCTGAAGAAGACACCACCGAAACGCCGATGTATGTCAATCGCGGTGGTCGCCTGACTATTCTGCAGGAAGACCAGGGACAATTACTGACTCTTGCCGGTGAACCTGACGGAAAACTCCGCGCAGAAGGTCATTAATATCGTTCTTAATTAACTGATTATTTATCTCATCACTGAATATCTTAATATAGTGAGGACTTATTATGTCTCAGAACTTAGACGCAACCGCAATTAATCAAATCCATGCCCTTATTTCTGCTCAGGGTGTTAATGAAATTATCAGTAAGATTGGTGCCGATGCTGTGGCATTGCCTGAGAATTTCCGCATTCATGATCTGGAAAAATTTAATTTAAATCGCTTCCGTTTCCGTGGTGCGCTTTCCACTGCCAGCATCGATGACTTTACCCGTTATTCTAAAGATCTTGCAGATGAAGGCACCCGCTGCTTTATCGATGCCGATAATATGCGAGCAGTCAGTGTGCTTAACCTGGGTACTATTGATGAACCAGGTCACGCAGATAACACCGCCACTCTCAAACTGAAAAAGACAGCACCGTTCTCTGCCCTGTTGTCTGTTAACGGCGAGCGTAACTCCCAGAAGTCACTGGCAGAATGGATTGAAGACTGGGCCGACTACCTTGTGGGCTTTGATGCTAATGGTGACGCTATTCAGGCAACAAAAGCGGCTGCGGCGGTCCGTAAAATCACGATTGAAGCAAACCAGACCGCTGATTTTGAAGATAATGACTTCAGCGGCAAACGCTCCCTGATGGAGTCTGTCGAAGCGAAGACCAAAGATATTATGCCAGTGGCATTTGAATTTAAATGCGTTCCGTTTGAAGGTCTGAAAGAACGTCCGTTTAAATTACGCCTCAGCATTATCACTGGCGATCGTCCTGTACTGGTTCTGCGCATTATTCAGCTGGAGGCGGTGCAGGAAGAAATGGCTAACGAATTTCGTGATCTGCTTGTTGAGAAATTCAAGGACAGCAAAGTAGAAACCTTTATTGGTACTTTCACCGCCTGATTTCATTACTGCAAATGCCCCTGCGGGGGCATTTATGGAAACGTAATTTACTCAATAATCGCCGGATGGTGAGGGATTCTTTTTACCAGAATTCAGCGCGGTGCAGCGCATATACGTGGAGAACAAAATGTCATTTATCAAAACTTTTTCTGGGAAGCATTTTTATTATGACAGGATAAATAAAGACGACATCGATATTAACGATATCGCGGTTTCCCTTTCAAATATCTGTCGCTTTGCCGGTCATCTTTCGCACTTCTACAGCGTCGCCCAACATGCGGTTCTTTGCAGCCAGCTGGTGCCGCAGGAATTTGCTTTTGAAGCGTTAATGCATGATGCAACAGAAGCGTATTGCCAGGATATTCCCGCTCCACTGAAACGCCTTCTTCCTGACTATAAACGGATGGAAGAAAAAATAGACGCCGTAATCCGTGAGAAATACGGGTTACCCCCGGTTATGAGCACGCCTGTGAAATATGCCGATCTCATCATGCTGGCAACCGAACGCCGCGATCTCGGGCTTGATGATGGCTCTTTCTGGCCAGTACTGGAAGGTATCCCGGCAACAGAAATGTTCAAAGTTATTCCACTGGCTCCGAGCCATGCCTACGGGATGTTTATGGAGCGCTTTAACGAGTTATCGGAGTTACGCACATGCGCATGAATGTTTTCGAAATGGAAGGGTTTCTTCGCGGGAAATGTGTACCACGAGATCTGAAAGTGAATGAAACAAATGCTGAATATCTGGTGCGTAAATTTGCTGAAGCGGAGGCCAAGATTTTGGCTCTGTCCGAAGACCAACAGAAAGCGATTGAGTCAATTAAGCAGGCTGTAGCAGCTGTTAAGTTGGCACACGAGAAGTTTTCGGCGCTGGCGGCGGAGAATGCGGGGCTGAAACACGCAATGGCCGTAACTCTTGAGCATGTGTCGGTCACGGATGCAGGGCAGGCTGGTGTTGCTGCAATGATTATCAACGATGCCCTGCACCACAGCGAAACTCCAGCCACCGATGCTTTCCTGGCTGAAATTCGTGCGGAAGCACGCAACGAGGGGATTAACTATACCGCAAGCCGTCTTGCTGCTGCTTTCAATCACGGATTTATCAATAAGTCTTTACGTGAAGTTTTCGACGTTACACGCATGATTCTGTCAGCGAAAGAAGAGTTGGCTAATGAACCACACCCGATTGATGGCCTGTCCCGGTGAATATGCGGAGAAATCCCTAGAAGAATGGGCGGAACAGATTCGCAAAGGAGGCAACCAGTGAGCAAGATTGACTATCAAGAACTGCGCGAGGCGGCGGAACAGGCAACGCAAGATGAATGGGTAGCATATATTTTGCCGGGTCATAACGGCATTTATCCTGCGCGCACGTCTGAGGGTAGGCATTGCGGATACTTTATTGACTGGCCTGGCGTCTGTCAGGGGCGGGAGAGCATCAGCATCAGAACCTACGCAGTGAATTGCAATGACGCATGGCTAAACACCGAAGGTGATGACATCTCCGGCTCATACGTTAAGTACAAAGACCATCAGGAAGTGGTTGCCGCTCTTGAAGCCAAGTGCGCGGCGCTGGCAGCGGAGAATGCGGGAATAAAGTCTGCAATTCCAGAATTACGGGATATTGAGGATGACAATGACAATATGGATGACGTATCTCTCGCGGAAGACTTCGGGTTCAATCATGCAATAGAACGGATGAGGAGACAGATACCTGAAACGCCAACCACTGATGCTTTCCTGGCTGAAGTCCGGGCGCAGGGGGTGGATGCTGCTATAGAAGCTGCAAAAAATCTGGTGGCCCAAGAATATGAGTATAAGGATTTCAAAGCGGCGCAGAGTGATTGCTGTATGTACCCTGGTTCAGACCTGGTAGGGAAGGTTGAAATGACTGAGTGGTTAGTTGACTTTGCTGCCCAGCTTCGCAAAGGAGGCAACCAGTGAGCGAAATTAATTACCAGGCACTGCGTGAGGTGGCGGAACGTGCAATTCCAGCAATGGAACGCCTGTTAATGTTGCCAGCTGATGATGATTTGTTAAGTGAACAGGAACTTAAAGATTACGGTGTGGATATTGATGCGCTCAATGCCTTCAAATTTCTGACCGGACCAGAAACCGTGCTGGCACTACTGGATGAACGGGAAAGAAACCAGCAATACATCAAACGCCGCGACCAGGAGAACGAGGATATTGCGCTTACGGTTGGGAAGCTGCGCGTTGAGCTTGAAGCAGAAGAGAAAACATCAGCAGCTAGACTTGAGGCGCTCGACCGCACCCACAAAATGTTCCAACGGGAACAATGCAGGGCAGAGGCCGCAGAGAAGCGTATTGCTGAACTGGAGAAAAGCGAAGAGCAACTCATTAACGAGCGTGACCATGCTGAGTCTGCTTTAGCTGATATGTATTTTGCAGCAACCGGGGATAGGCCTGAGTGGAGTAACTGGTTCGGTTTTTCAGATGCAGTAGATGCCGTAGTTGACAGAATTGCTGATTTAGAAGCTAAACAGCCATCGCCAGTAGTACCTGAAGGACTGATTAAAGCGGTGCGTTTTTATGAGCAGGTAAAGCGTGAGAATCCGCCAGTCGAAACCGGAGCATGGAAAGACGCTGTTGACTGGGTGCTCAAAGAGGCTTGCCAGTCTGTAAACATTGGCATCAAAGGAGAGTGATATGGCGTTAACACACCGCGAACTCTGTCAGATTGCGTACAAGTTCCTTAAGCGCAACGGGTTCAAGGTTTGTTTTCATGACCGCTTTATAGCTGTAACCAGTACCGGAGAACAGCCAGATGCTATGGGATTCAGAAATTCAGCATCATGCCTGATAGAGGCGAAGTGTTCTCGTGCTGACTTGTTGGCAGATAGAAAAAAGCGTTTTCGTAAAAATCCGTCTCTTGGAATGGGCGACTGGCGATTCTTTATTAGTGAGCCGGGAATTATTTCAATTGAGGATTTACCACCTGGCTGGGGATTACTTCACGTTGTTAACGGAAGAGTACGGAAAGTACATGGGTGGCCCAAGGGTAATTGCTGTTGGGGTAAACCTGACGATAAGCCATTTACTGGAAATAAGCAGGTTGAATGCGATTACATGTTATCTGCATTAAGGCGCATGGAGTTGAGAGGGCACCTTAATGAAATATATGACGGTGTAATTGTTAATAAGAAAGAAGGAAACGCGGCATGATCACTATTACCAAAGAGCGACTACTGACAATCAAGCAGTGGCGCGAAACATACGGACCTGGTAGCAACGTTGTACTGCCAGCAGAAGAAGCGGAAGAACTGGCACGAATTGCTCTGGCATCGCTGGAAGCAGAACCAGTTGCTTATATTTTCAAACATCAGGCCGGGAAATTATTCTGGGCTTTAACGGATGAAAGCAATAAAGAGCAACCGGACGTTATTCCTGTTTATGCTGACTCACCTGCGCCGGTTGTGCCGGATGAAATAGACGTAAACGATGTACCAAGGGCGGTGACATATTTCAAGACACACAGAGATTGTTACGCAGATGGCTGGAACGCCTGCCGCGCCGCCATGCTTCAGGGTAGCCAACCTGTAAGCCAAACTTACAAGTTTCCAGTTAATACACCTTGCCAGGATGCGCCAGCCCATATCTGGCTGCAAACAGCTGGAGTATGGCCAGAAGATGGCGAGTTAAGCGAATTAACGTGGTGCAGCCACAATCAGCACCATGATGACACGCTATATGTTCGAGCTGATTTGGTAAATGGCAATTCTCCGGTAACTCCGGATGGTTGGATAAGCTGTAGTGAGCGAATGCCGGACGACAGGCAGGAGGTGAATCAATGAGCTGGCCTGATGCAATCGTAACTCTGGGGGTGGTCTTCGCAGCAGCGTTTGTTGTGTTCTCGATTTGTCGATGGGGATAACCACATGTTCGCTTTGATTCAACGCGGTCAGATATACACGGACAGAGCTGGATACCCCGTGGTGATTACTCGCATCACTGAGCACTCAGTGTTCTTTCGACGGATGGACGGACGATCCGGGCGGGTACGCATTGGTGAGTTAAACTGCCTGTTCGAACATATTGACCACCAGGAGTACCGCAAAATTCTCGCGAACACTGAGCAGGAAAAGCACCTGAAAAAATTACGAGCCATAAAAAGGAAGTAAAGAATGAATAAAGCATTTGAACGATGGGTCCACCAGCGTTACGGCAATCGCTATGACCTGACGCGAGATGTTGACGGCTTCTACTGTCGTGAAGTTGTGAAGCGAATGTTTGAAGTGTGGTGCCACTGCCGTGGATGAAAATTTTATGAGGTTGGCATGCAGACAATCATCTATCAGATAACCCCCAGCAAATGGTGTACGGAGAGAGTCCTCATTGCATCAACAGGGCTAAAGCCTGGCACCATTGAGCGGGCAAGAAGAAAGTCATGGATGCAGGGAAAAGAATACCGCCATTACGCTGTAGAAGGTGATCCGGGGCACTACAGTGAATGCCTGTACAACATCGAAGAAATTATGCGATGGTTCGAAAACCAGAAACAACCAGGTGCCAAAAATGCAAGTTCCGGTTAACCTGTTAATGCTCCTGGACGTCTGGGAGGTTTAATGAGTAACGCATCATACCCGACAGGCGTTGAAAACCATGGAGGATCACTCCGTATATGGTTTCACTATAATGGCAAACGTGTCAGAGAAAACCTCGGTGTTCCTGACACAGCCAAAAACCGGAAGATCGCTGGTGAACTTCGCACTTCCGTTTGTTTTGCAATCAGAATGGGGAGTTTCGACTACGCCGCGCAGTTCCCTAATTCCCCTAACCTGAAACACTTTGGTCTGGGAAAAAGAGAGATAACCGTTAAGGCACTTTCGGAAAAATGGTTGGACCTTAAGAAAATTGAGATTTGTGCGAATGCACTTAACCGTTACCAGTCAGTAATTAAAAACATGTTACCAATGTTAGGTGAAAAAAAACTGGTTTCATCCATAACAAAAGAGGATTTACTTTTCGTAAGGAGAGATTTGTTGACCGGTTACCAAAAGCTTTCTAATGGAAAGACTTCTTCCATAAAAGGGCGCTCAGTGGTCACGGTAAACTACTATATGACAACCATAGCTGGAATGTTTCAATTTGCAACAGATAATGGTTATACCTCAGGAAACCCATTTAACGGTCTGGCTCCCTTAAAAAAGTCCAAGGTAAAACCAGATCCTCTCACCCGTGACGAATTTATTCGTTTTATTGAGGCTTGCCGTCATCAACAAACAAAAAACCTGTGGATTCTCGCTGTATACACGGGTATTCGTCACGGGGAGTTGGTATCGCTGGCATGGGAAGATATAGACCTTAAAGCAAGGACTATAACCATCCGTAGAAATTATACAAAACTTGGCGAATTCACTCCACCAAAAACCGATGCAGGCACCGGAAGGACAATTCATCTGGTTCAACCAGCTATTGATGCTCTTAAAAGCCAGGCGGAAATGACCATGCTTGGAAAGCAACATTCTGTAGAGGTGAAGCAGAGGGAATATGGGAGAACTGCTGTGCATAAATGCACTTTTGTTTTTAGTCCTCAGGTAACAAAACAGCAGCAGTTGTCCGGACCTCACTACAAGGTTGACTCCATCAGGGAGTCATGGACAAGTATCTTAAAACGCGCAGGTCTGAGACACAGAAAATCGTACCAATCCAGGCATACTTATGCATGCTGGTCACTTGCCGCAGGAGCTAATCCTAGTTTTATCGCAAGCCAGATGGGCCACACAAACGCACAAATGGTATTCAATGTTTACGGAGCATGGATGAAAGACAACAATCACGAACAGATAGAACTCCTTAACAAAAGACTATCTGAAAGTGTCCCATGTATGCCCCATAAGAAAGTTGGGTAA